ATATGACCTATGTTCACCTATATCTGCTGTAGGAACTATATCTAGCGGATCACTTGAGCTCTCAAGTAGACTAACGAAGCGTTTGCCTAAATTTACCATATTCTCTTTACCCAGAGATGTTTTGGGGTAATCGCGTACGTCAAACCAGAACCAAATAAACCATTCCCGCCAAAATTTCAAGCGACATAGCTGCCTAATTTCTTCATCTGTAAGAGATTCAATAAGCCGTCTGCGTTCGCCAAGGGGAGAGTCAAACCACAATTTTGATTTACTCATAGATTCAACGTCTACCTTCAACGCGGTAAAGAGTTCATCTCTAGATAGTTTTATCCTGTCCCATCTATTGGTAAAATGTGAAGACATATTTGTATTTAATATAGGCGATAGATGATAAGGAAGTTATAATAACTTATAAATGGATTACAATAGCAGGGGTACTTTGACGTTTCCTGACCGTGACAACTGTACCAGTCGCCTTGACAATGTTATTTTTGAACACGGTAGTTGGCAATAAGTTTTAAAAAGTAAATAGATAAGCATTTATGTTATAAGGGTACTCCGACCATATTAAGTTATAATACATATTCCATACCCGAGTCCTGGATCATTAGGATAACTACTTTAGCAACAATTGTATTGTATTTATCAGTAACATAATCTTTTATCGTTATACCATCGTTAACTGATTGTACTCCTATCCTTATAGTTAGCACTCCGTTATCGATTATATATTCTGATGTTTTAATTATAGGTTTCCAAGTCTTATAACCTACGTGCTTAAATTTAGAAATGAACTCACGCTTGAAAGCTTCCGTGGTCGGATATAGTTTCAACAGTAGCTTACCACCGGGACCCAGTTCCTTGATGTTTAATTTAATAGTTATGAGTTCAGCCATGACTGTCCAGTAATACAATTACTACTTCGTTGGTTTAAACGTATATATCAACTTTCAAACCTCAATATGTTATTATAGATACGTTTGTAGTATGGCATCTAAATCACAACCCAAGTCGGAATGGCAACTACGGAGGGAAGAATCTGATAGAAAGGCAAAGGAGGAAAAGAGGAAGAAGAAGGAGGAAGCTAGGAAGATACAAGAAGAAAAAGACAGAAACTGTCCCATTAAGTCCAGGCGAGTTAAGCCCACACGTATTGAATACATAGTCCACAATCGTGGGGGTGGAGACCTTCCCTACAAACGAGAGCATACTGGTAATGTGTGGTCATTCTTCTGTAATGACTTCTTTGATGATATATTACCAGAGCTAGAATGCGATTGTTGTTTCAAGTTTGAATGGAATAACCAGGACTTTGATCATTGTACGGATAAATGTTTGAGGCCTGGCGTATGTCCAGGTCCTCCATATACTCACGCTATTGCATATCCACCACACAAGATAGAAGGTCGAATATGTAAAAGTTGTGTATATAAGTGGGATCTGTGGAACGAAATATTAGACGAATATCCTAACACGGCATGGTTTAGTGCGTGTAAGTACACTAGTATTGGTGTACGCATTAGTTAAGTGTTGGTTACATATGATTGTATATGTTAGTTTTTAAAAACTAACACTGATATAACAATTGGTAGATACTATTGACCTACGAGTAGGTGGTCTACTAGCGCCTAAGCTAGTAAACCAAATTGTGCTTCTATCTCATTCTTGAGTTCTTCTATCTTCTTTTTCTGGATCTCGTTCTGCTTGGCCAGGTTGATGATAGGGTTCAGAAGTTTGCAAGCATGTTTGTGACGACCTTCATGGTTGGGGTGTCCACATAGTTCATCGCTAAACGCATTTTCAGCGTGACGACATCCTCGCTCAACACCTTCCAAATAGTCTCTCCTCTGAATACTCGGAGTATTAGCTTCAATACCGAATTGATCAGCGATGTCAGCTAGTTTCTCATTGTCGGTGGTAACAATAGAGCGAAATAATCCACTATCGTGTCCCTCGGTGTAGTCGTGATACTCAATAGTCTCAACATGAGGAAACGCTTCCCACAACAGATCCCACATATCAACGTGGAGCATCTGAAGGTTGTTGATGCGTAAATGCTGGATGTTGTCGAAGGAGTACTGTTCCTGGTCAAACCACTTCAACAATCCCACCAAATCATCCCAAGGGTTATCTGGGTGGAAGCTGATAACTTGAGACAGTAATTTGGCTAGCTTAGGTCGACACTGCTCACCAAATATGTAAGCGGAGTCAGTGGCTCCAAAGTGGACATGGTTGATCCTACCTAGCTTAATCAGTTGATCCAAACAGTCCTCTCCGAAGTCTTGTGCCGAATGAAAACTAACACTACGACAGTCAAGGTCCAGCTTGCTCATATACTGAGTAATAGTATCTATCTTGTTGATGTCGGCAGAGAAGAGCGGACAACCACTGTTAGCGCGGTAATTGGTGTATTCATCACATGCTTGTTCACGAGTTTGTTCAAAAGCCTTCTCACATGCTTGATCTTGCATCAGTTTCGTGTTAATATCTTTGTTAGCTTGTTCGTGTAATTTCCAAGCGAACGCGAACGGGTCAACTTGTCCCGTTCGCTTCACAACCGGGTTAGAATCTTGACGATGTTCGTCAGCAAGAGGAGCCCAACTAAGGTGCTCCATATGACAATCGGTGGGGAGATGGTTATCCATTGCGATAGTGTTCGTATTGTCGTTGTTGTTAACGGGGAAAAGGGAGAAGGAGGAATATAATAGCGAGTATGCAGCGGATTAGCTACAAAATGTACAACATATAGCCTCATCCTCATTAGTATACTTTTTAAAAACCTTGTCTACTAAGACAATAAAATATTAGACGTTAGTTTCTCCTGGTGTTGTATCAGTGTTACCAGGTGTTTCATTTATATAACCAACGACATTATCTATTATCTCCACCGCTGAAAGGCGTTCCGTTTCACGTTCAGATTCACGTTCAGATTCATGTTTACGTTCTCGTTTAGCATATATACATGTTGTCACACTACAAAACACAGCGGATAGAAACAGGCTAGTAACTATCCACGCTACCATAATAGTAGTCCACCATCCAAAGTCACATGGTCCATTAGGCGGGAAACCAAGTAGACTGTCGATATAATGTTCTATCTTCAATACTACTAGATTTCCAACAAATAAACATACTTCAAGCAACATACCACACGCGAATATGCAACAGCGATCGTGTTTAGTAGTCATTTTAACAAATTTCTCATTCATTAATGGTAAAAATGCAATAAGTCCACATATTATGGGAGACATAAGCATGACTACAATGCCGGTCAAAAATACAACCCCCGACAATTCGTGACATACGGTATCATTGATTGACGATGATATAATGTAATTAGATATCGCGCTGCTATATTCTGACTGTTCCATTATGTTGAAAATATACGATTTGATATATGATGGTGTGTCTTTACTATACAAATAGTATCCGTATCTTATTCGCCACAGCTTGCTTTCACGTGATATTAACTGTCAACATCGTTGTAACAATGTCATCGTCAGAACAGCCAATACGCTTTCGCTCGTATCATAGCATCGACAATACCAAATATAAGATAGATTCGGACAAACCACTTGGTCCTCGCTACAGTGGTATGTTGGGATATGTAGAAGAGAAAATAGATGGTTCCAACTTCGCCATTGCAGTCAAAATAACACCCGAAGGAGAACATGTAGTGTGTTGTAGGAGACACGATATTCTGAAAGATGACGATCCATTCTATCACTATCAGGATGTTCACCATGCTGGTAAACCTGGCGCTTACGAAGACATGTTGGAGGATGCTAAGCGCTTTTACCAAACAATGCAATCGATTGTGGTGATGTACCCTGGTGATACCATGATCATGTATGGTGAACTTATACCTTGTTTGGGTAGAATCAAGTATGTGGGTGATGTAGTAGGACAGAGCGTCAAACATGCCGATAACGTGTACGCTATCTTCTACGATCTTCATCTACTGACTGATGCCGACTTCGATGATCCACGTGGCGGTGGTCGCATTATAAAGAAGACAGTATGGGATAATGCCGCTACTAGGCATGGATTCTTGGTTAATCCTACTATCTTTGAAGGTACTATTGAAGAGTGTCTGAAGTTGGATGTCGAACCACTTAGATCAGTGGTACCTAAGTTGGTAGAGTTACCTGACCACGAGAATATATCACTACCTATAGAAGGTGTGGTTATTCGCGGTTACTTCCCCGGGATTCCAATGTCGCGTGCTCATCATGGACACTTTATCGTCAAACGCAAGTGTAAGGACTTTGCTGAGATTGAGAAGGGTAACAACAAGAAGGCAAAGGGTAACAAGAAGGCAAAAGGTAAGCAAGAAGGTTGTAGTAGCGAGAGCAGTGAGCAACCACCTACACCAGCTGAAGAGGTATTTGAATTAGTTAGTCGTATGTGTGTACCCAATCGCGTTTGCAGCGTGCTGTCTAAGATGACCATTGGTGAAGAGTTAGATGCTTACATTCTCGGACATAAGGTTGTCATGGACGCCTTCGATGAAGTACGTAGGGATCCAGATATCTATGTTCACAAGATGAGTAAATCCGCTATCGATAAGTTTGCTAAGAGACAAGCCAAACTTATGATTCCAATGGTACGCGAGACAGTAGCTGAAGTCTATAAAGATCTGCTGTAGAGAAGTTCTACAGAGATAAGCCGCAGCGATGGTATAAGGTAATTTAATACGTTCAGTGTTAGTTTTTAAAAGCTATATACTACGCCAACATGCGGTTAAGAACTAAGGATATGATGTTCGAGATCAGAATTCTATAGTCAAACACCACACAAACCCAATTACCAACCAAACATCATGGAAGTACCATCAAGTAGTCAACCTAGTAACCAATATAGTAGCGGTTTGGAGTTATGGAATAAACTGCTGTCAGTCAAATATGCATCGGAGTGTGAGGAGACCGTTGCATCCATTTACCGTACAGTGGGGAGCAATTTGAAATGCTTACTGGAATTGTTGGGCTTAGGAACTGGAGACCCTGATATCATTTTCGCAGCTATTGAAGAGCATATTACTTTTCTAAGTCATGAGGTATTCAAGCAATGCTCGAAGGGAGGTTATCTCTGTCTCCCATATTTTAAGGATGACAGAGATTTGGAACTCATTACCAAAGTGGTGAAGCTGGTGCAGACTAAGTATTGCAACTCCGATGGTCGACCTTTGTGGATTAACTTACAACGAAAAGCCGAAGAGAGTCTGTCAGATGAAGAGTACCACAACTCTGTGAACATTCGCGCTGAAAGGTTGGCTTTTCTGCTGACGTATGTGAAAAACCTCACTATGGATGGTATGGATACTGATACTCTGCTCAGATTGACTGAAATTGACATCGATCCGGCTACCCTCAACATAAAGCATATTCGTATCGAAACCGACAAGAGTGTCAACGGAGTTCGACCTTTGTTGACACTGTTGAAGAAGAAGCTTCCCACCCTGACTCGTATCGATGTTGAATCTGATGTAAAGGTCACTCACAAGGACGATTTGGGCGATGTCGAGCTCCACGACTGTTACGTAGTTACCTATTCCACATTCTCCAAGACTGTGTCCGATCTGGAGCGTGAGAAAGAGCACGAGAAGGAACGAGAGAACAATCCAATCCCACAAGGTGAGGGACAAGGTACACCCATCTTGAGTAGACGCAACTTGGTGTGCTCCCAGTAGACTAAGTATTAGTTCTGTCATAGATATATAGAGTTTTTTAAAAAGTTTTAGGTACACCCCACAACTAGATATATACTTAAAAACGTAGATGTAGCATGTAAACTACTACATTAGTATTAGTATCATTCCAACATATTATTAGTATTACATAACTATCGATAAGAATATAACAATGGCTCACATTTGTTGTAAAGAGAATGATCCGACTTCTATCGAAGACATATCTTCCGCATTGACTACTGCGACTCAGTTGATGAAAGATAATGATGAACACAGCTTACGTATCTCAACTAGGAAGATCTGTAACGATTACTTGGAAGTATTATTGTGTAATCTGTCTAAATGTAAAAGTGTAGAGGATGCTTTGGTATTGATTGACAGGATTAAATTGGCTCATCAAGCATGCTGCAAAGCTGGAGTAGATTTATCGCTTGACAATTGCTATAGCAATGCTTTGAAAATCAATCTATCCAAACACAGCGATGGACTTGCGGTCATTGAAGCCCTGCTCAGCACTACCGATTTAGATTTTAGATCCATTAGTCTAAACCTCGCCAGTGAAGAATGTGGTGTGATTTACACGGAAGTGGGTAGTAGAGTTACTGACCTCCTGACTCGAATCTGTCAACGTTGTGAGGACCTCCGAATTAACTTCGATCAACTAGTACTGGATGATTTCAGTCGCAGTGATATTGATCCACTTACACTGAATATTAGTTTGCTGACCATCAATTGCGACCGCGCCATTTGTTCTGAAGACTATGCTCTTTGTGATAGGTTGAAGGAAAAGCTACCTACACTTCACCGTATCTACATTTGCTCCAGGGCTGAAGACAGTAAAACCGGTGTACGCATTGAATCTGATATTCAGATTAAATACGGCAAACATACTAAGACAGTTAGTGACCGCAGACGTAGGGACAAACGTAGAGAGGAAAAGCGTCAACACAAGGCCAAGAAAATACAGGATGCTCTGAAGGAAGCGAGTACGAAGCGGTTTCATGCTAAGTTAATGGTAGAACTAAAGGGAAAGTTTGCTAGTTCCACCCTCGAATCGAGTAGCTCGTCCGGCGAAATCTCAGGCGAAAACGTTGGTGAATGTCACGGTGAATGTCACGGCGAATGTCACGGCGAAAGTCACAGTGAATGTAGTAAAACCTGTGGTGATGTGTGGCATGACGCGTGCTCCAGGTATGACGTATCCGGTAAAATCGACGATGACGTTATTTCAGCATTCGTTTGTCCCAAATGCGGGGGTACAGACCCACTTGCAGTATGTACTGGAACTCTTTCGACCGACGGTAAGAAATACAGAATCCTTCGACTCTCGGATCTGAGTAGTAGCTCCTCAGACAGCGGCTCTGATGATAGTTGCAGGTCTCTTAGTAGTTCAAGTGATAGCAGCGATAGTGATGATTCATATTGGCCATAGATATGAACTCATGTAGGAGTTTAATATGGTGTATCTATCTTGTTATACGGTTGTTATACGGTTTTGTTTTAAAAATCTATTATCGTGACTATCGTCTTATCATCCAATCTGCTTTATGTTGTTTCCACTTAGTATGTAAGTGGAATCTAGACTTCATTAGTTCCACCTGTATCCTTTCTAAAAAGTTATCTATGTGTTGTTTACTATTATCGTCCATCCAAACAATACATACCTTACGATATAATGAATGTATACACGACTCTATTACTAGGAAGAATGGATGAATATAATCATATTCTTCGTTCATTCTCAACATGATCCAATCTTGTTGATGACATTTACCACCATATTCATCGGGGCGAAAGCTAACTCTTCTTAACATACGATACACTTCAGTATCTATACTTCGAAATAGAAGCTTTGTTCTAGATTTCAAGTCAATACGATCATCCATACTACTAATATGCTCGTGTTAACGATGTACTTTAACGATGTACTTTATAGTGACATACTTCGATTTTAAGAACCAAATTAGTCTATATACATGTTGTGTGGTAACAATGGTGGAGTCGGTAACATTCAATTGCCGTGGTATACTATACTACCATCTCCTGACTTACCAGCATTAAATCCAGCAACAGTTACCTTGACACTGTCACGACTGTCTCGGATACCGCGAACTTCACGGTTATCACGATTGCCATTGCTTTCGCGATTGCCACTGCTATCGCGTGCCCCAACACCCTTAGGAGGAGAGCATGAAACTCCCTCTTGTCTCAGAGCCACTGCAATGTCGTCTAGCCTTAGCGATAAGCTGTTGACAGTATCCGGATAGTCCTTATACATATCAATAAGTCTCTTAATACCCTTAGAGCAAGTTTGAATGTCGTTAATAAGAATATCATAGTATGATGAACCGCGATATTCGTTAACGCATGATATAGCCTCATCTGTAGTTTCTTCTACCATTTGGACTGTACCTTCTTTACTCTCAGACGTATACCATAATGTACGTTTGGATTTATCTATCCAAGATGAGTCATCATCGTATAGCATAGTAGTTAGATTCAATTTATGACCTGCAGGTACACCGCCAATATAGCGAAGTCGGCGCATTACATCAGCTAACTTCTTAGGTATAGGCGTTACTGATACAGGTTCTGATCTATGATGTGCTACAGTATCTCGTGAACTACTACTCCCACTATCGTTAAATATATTACTGTCTTCATATTTATCGATAGCTTCCATAGGTCAGTACAATAACAGTTAGCAAGGTTTTTAAAACAGGAAAGTTTTTAAATGGTTTATGATTGGTATGGTATATTATGAGAGGGAGATATACTTACACTTAGGGACAGATGGAGAGATATGGGGACAGACAGAGAAGCATAATATGTTACATACATACTACATCGATAGATGATATAAGGCAAAAAGGGAATTAGATATCATATGTCTAGCAGGCAGCAACCTGGGCCTGCTTGTGGCAAGGCCATGAAGCAACCATCCAGACCAGCAACAGAATGATGGGGATGATGATAAAGATTACCAAGGCAATCCAGTTCAACCAATAGGCCCACTCAACCTGAGTGGCAGAAGGAGTCTCTCCAGCGCGCAACTTAGAGGCAATGTTGATATTGATGATCAAGACGATCAACAAGAAGATCAACAGAATGATAAAGAGGATGGTGTATACGGCTTCTCCCATTGTGAATGTTTGGTAGCGAGTTTAGGTGCAGCTAACTAGGAAATAAAGGGGTAGTGGTTTGTATTACCAGCATTTTTTATTGGAAAAATATACGCGATTCGTCGGATTTCGCGCCGTATTTTACGTCTGTTAAGGTTACATTTCTCGATCATGCGTTTGGATATATAAACTTAACTTCTTACTAAGACGACCTATGCTCTTACACAGTTTCTGGTTACTACGTATCATGGCGTTACATAGTTTTTCATTCTCAGAACGGCGATTGTTGCGTTCGACTATCTGTCTACCATGAAGTACGTCCTCCTTAGATTCCCGATCTATCTGTAAGTTCCAAGTACTTTTGTACTTTACTGGATTCCATCGGGGAAGTATAGCGTGCGCGTATTTAAGAGATGGCATTATCCTGCGTATTAGCTTCAAATGCGCAGATGAAAATGCTATATCTAATCTGGTGAGCTTGACGCCTATACGCCATGCCAACTTCAACTTGTCAAAGAAATCACTTCGTTCATTGCGACTATGAGTTTCAAAATCACAAAGACAATTCGCGGCCTGAACCTCGGTGATATTCTTACCAGCACGAGAGTTATCTATAATATTTTTGATTATAGTCCCAGCCTTGGTACCATTAGAATACAGTATAATACATTTATTGTTCATCCTACGATAATATACTGATATTCTAATAGAAGACAAAGTTGTAGGTGTCGGCGATTATCGCTTGACATACTAAGGTTAGCTTTTAAACGGTAGTAGTGTAGCATAATATGATCCGAAATCCAATCTTATATAACTAAGTTATGTGAGTTCATATGTAGTAAGAAGCTTTTAAAAAGTCTACTTCTATAACACTATATTTAAAAATCGGTACGGTCGCGGTATAATTCTTGGAGGATAGGGAATATAAATCGTTCATCTTCGTTGGTAACAACTGCTCCTTGGACTACAAAATCTGCAACAGTTCCACCCATGCGCTTCCCAGCTGCGGTATGTTTATCTATAACATACGGTTGTTCGGTTTGAACCCGATGCAGACTGATGTCATATTGATGGTTAGCTAGATTATTCAGATACTGACAGTTTTCCCATTGAGATGCCAATGCTGGAATATTCGCTAATGTCAGCTCGGGGTCTGTATTATAGATACAGCATAGAATAGCTAATGCTAAGAACGGTCGAGTCTCAGATTGCTTGTAGTATGCTGTAGCTAGAATATCTAGAATGCGTGCGCTAGCAAAGCGCCTCATGATATTCCATAATAATATAGAAGGATGAGATGTCCAACCGCCTGTCTTACCGAGGGAAGTTTTCATGTGTTTAGCCGGCAATGTATACTTAGCTACCTCCGTTTCATTCAAGAATTGCCAGGCAGCAGTAAACACTTTGAAGTCTGTCATTCTAACGGTACGAGGATACGAACGCATTGAAATCTCAGTCAACATGCTTTCAAACTGGTTCAGAGATAAGCTACCTGGAACGGCTTGTCCGCCATACCCACCCTGCCAACCCTGTGTGACCTGACCAACCTGACCATATTGGTTCTGACTGGGATAGTAAGCAGTATTTATCACGTTATCTATTCCTCTGCTTCTAGCTTTGACCACACCTTGAGAGTCAACATAAGAACGCCATATGTGACTACATACTCTAGTCTTTCTACTAGCGCATAGTAACTGAGTCATAGCGGCTAGTTCTGCATTAGGGATAGGTAGTTTATGGTCTCCCTTATCTCTCTGATTAACTCTGTCGATTATTGCTAGAGTTACATCTAGCTGGGCTAGTCCAACATCTTCAGCAGCACATACTGCTAGCCTGTTATAGGTGTTAGTTATTACAGCACCCGATGGTTCCATGCTTCCCAAGCCGAGTAATTCAAATAGATACATTAGAGCCCACTCTTGTTGACCCCTACGCACAGCTTTCTGCATACCCGACTTGGCAATATCGATGGGTATGCCATGGTATGTCTGCGATCCGCCGAGTCGTCCAGCATAACGTCTCTGATCTACATTTGATGGTACATACTGTTGTACCGTAGTAGTTTGAGCTGTGGCCGCCGCGGTAACAGGAGTTTGAGCTGTAGTAACGGTGGTAACAGTGGAGTTGCTAGAACATCCCTCGTTCGCAGTAAAGCCTTGAGTCGCCATACTACCGTGGTATGTCGTACTACCTTGGAATCCCATACCACTTTGAGTCTGAACGAATAAATCACTAGAACTACCAGAGTCGGTGGGAATGGCGTAACTATACCCGCTCACTCCGCCCGGCATTCCACATACAACAGTTTGTACACCAGTTCCATACTGACTCAGTATAGATACACATTGTTGATAGCGCTTCTGCATACTCGGATCAACTAGAGAAGGTGCGATCTTAGCTAGCTCCTGCAACACATACGGATAATATGGTCTAACCTTCTGTACCCAGTTATATTTCTTACCTGGGGGTTTACTGAAGTAGAATGTCTCAATGTCGCCGCGTGCATCAACGTCGGTTGTGGTGAATCCTCGATGTTCATCACGACTTTCATCATAGTCGATCAAATAGACGCATCTCTTCTGAGTGTCTGCCAATATGTTACACATACCAGTATCTCCGACACCTAGAATGTAACAATGACACAATGCCAACAATAACCCCGGTAGGCAAGTGTCAATCCATGGCTGTATTCCAGCCCATGCGTTGTTCAACTTATCCAGATACACTCGCTTTAGCACGTTATATTCATAACCGCTAAACGACTCTCTATGGGGTGTAAACTCGATGGGATAACCCTCTGCTAAATTGGCATAGCAGATAAACGCACCGCAATCAGAATTCATAGTACCTAGTGGTAATGTAACACATGGCGTAGACCAGGATTTGAAAAAGTTACTACGTAATGATATAGTTTCCACTTTCTTCTCCTGACCGGACCAATACGGACCTTTCATAATATATTTGTCTGCTAGCAACACAAACTGTCTACGATTAGCGGTACGTTGTTGTCCCGCCACGTAGGTTCTCAACATCTGAGTGAGTATTAATTGATTATTAGTATTCTGCATTGTAATTGATAATAACCGATTTGTAATGGTCTGTCGATAATAGGTAAAATAAAGCTGCTAGGTATAGCAACGTGATAAAATACCATCATCGTCCATCGAGACTTTTTTCTTCTCCCTCTTTATCGCGCTCTGCGATTATCAAATTAATGTATATGTATACATCCTACGGTAGAGTCGAACTTTAAATTAGATGTTATCGTTACGACACGCCTTATTGTTCGACGTGATGGCGCCACATCACTGTGTTATCCTTAGTTGATATTTATATTGAGCTTAACCGCACAAAATAAACATAATTAATGGAAAGTGTCCTAAGAGACGATTACGTACAATTTGAGCAACATCAACAAATGTTATCTCGTGACGTTTTATATAATAGGAACACAGAAGTAAGGATTCGGGAAGCATTGTCGGGTAGCATCAATGGTCGTCGAATTCCAGGATCGATGTTGAGACGTGCTAGTCGCTCCGTCCTCCCTCCGCCTTCGCCTTCTCCAGTCGTAGATGTTATGGTAGTTGCTGACGCGAAGCCTCCCCATAACCCCGAGCGCTAGGTACACATTCAATTAGTGTTTTTAAAAACTATGTACGTTATAATATTACTGTTTCTGCACGTTAATTTACTTACACTCTGTAGTCTTCCACCTTCCACTCGTGTCCGTCCCACACTACTTTGACACTGACTTTCTGCTCCTTGGTACCGAAGATGTAAATATCTTCACCGTCGATCTTACTTCCTTCTGGGGTAACGGAGATGGAGTTCTTTCCACCAATCTTCTCCAACATCACATATCCCTTCTCAGACCCGTCATGAGGAGCCAAATGAACTGCGATAGGTTGCGAGGCGGTATTGATCCTCTTAGTAACGTTTAAATCAGGGACATACCAGGATGTTTCAACGATAGTGTTTTGATCTTCCATATTTGTACGATGTTGATTACTCGATGTTTGAAGGATGGAGGTTGGTTATTAAACAATAACTAAACTTAAGGTAACGTTGGATTGATTACGGTTTGATATACTTTTAAAAAGTCTAGGTTCTTAATCTGTCTGTGTTATGATAATACTCACATTGGCGGGACACCGACCAACGACTCCGCATTGAGTGACTGCTGCGAAAACCTGAAGTCTTCCACTGCGACAATGTTGCGAAATATATCAGCTGGTTTCTGCGCCAGTACCACCTCTTGATCAGCGGTACTAAGTTTATTCCACTCTTCATCCTTAGGTAATGCTCGCCTAATAATATCGGATATAAATCCAGATAAGTTAGGGTCATTGTAGTCGTCGAATGTTAAAAACTCACCGGTACTGGGACTCGTTTGTTCCAAGTAGTACAGCGCTGCGGCTAAATCTCTAGGATTAGCCTCCGGTAGTTGGTAGAACGCGGCCATCTCACGCACTAATTTGTCTCTACTTTCATCTGTCAATGCTGGGTAATTACGAAATGCTTCTCTTAGAGCATATTGTTTTGTTTGTACTGGTGTCCGCTCGGTAGCCTTTGATCGTGATGTTATATTGATACTTCCCTTAGGCCCTGTTCCAGCATACTGCTCATAATCTACAACGGTTGTATTGACTTGCATGGTTAGTTGTTGTGTTGATTTGAGATGGATTATATTACAGTCTGGTGTGTCTAGATTGTCTTTGCTTTATAATTGTATAATAGGTAATTATAAACTATATCTAGTTAATAACTGTTAATGTTGCGTATTAATTTATCGTCCTTGGTCAGTATATAATCTACGTCTATGTCGCAGTATAGTATTGTTGTGGAATAACTGTTTTGTAATAGCCGGTGGGCTATATATGCTGAAATTCAAGGATCCCGGTTTGACATATGTAAATATAGATTCCGGGATTTGTCCACGCTTGTTCAGAAGATAACCATCAATTAATTGAATCTCATGTCGGTAGCTATGGAGGAATCTCTAGTCGATATTGACTATCTCAAACTCTTACCAGAAGAGGTATGGGAAAAGATTATTGAATATACAGATCCAATATCATTCATTCGCATGTCGGCAGTATGTAGAGTGTTTTATAATATAATTCGCTCTCCGCGTATGATGCTGTTCTTTGAAACTCAGTTTCAATTCGAGCCTGTACTTAATAGAGGAAAGTCCGGTGAGGATCATAGATGTCACAAGTTCGACATCTTCGGTAGATTTCATGGGTTACAGACTTCAATTAAGTATGCATGGCGTACTGAAACTTACTATTGTCATGGTAAACGCAATGGCTACGATATTAATATAAAGAGAGAAGATACTCGTACTCCTGATGGAACTGGTAAGTTGGTAGAACATTTCTACTATTACGATACCTATAAGATGGGTACTCTCATGAAATCCGCTTCGTACTTACTATCTCACCGTGACCTGGGAGACCACAATTTACGGGGAGAGCATTTCGGATTGGAGTGGATTTTCGACAGAGTTAACAGAGGTAGAAATCCGAGTAGCATAGAAATTGGTTCCGGGAAACAAGGTCCATGGTTGAATAATTACGTTGAACTGTATCATGGTCTCGAAGATGCTAATGTAAGTATTAAACTTAAGCATGCATTAGTTAGTGACATCTACGGATGGATTGGTTACAAACTTATCTACGCTGTTCCCATGGTCAAGGTTTACATTAATAGTAAACTTCGTAGCATAATACACTACGAAGAAACACCGGTTACCAACCCAGACGACCTTATTATGATAATAGACTATTTCGATCAAGGACGTCTTGAAGTTAGAACTTACACTGGGTTGTATCATAAGGTCACCGTAAATTTTCACCCTAATGGTAGCCCAAGGGTAATGCATACATATTCTACACATAGCATAGATGACGTTGGGGCTGATGACGTCACTACTTTTCATAATGATGCTACATTCCTCAACGGACCGGCGTTGGCATGGGATAACACTGGAGTGTTAACCAGATGTGTTCAATTTATAGATGGATGCCAATGGTATAATGAGAGACTGAATGATAACGGCTATACCGAGATATCGACGCAATTTCCTGCTATGCCCGTACCTGTGAACGTTACATTCCAAGGTGGTAGAGACGACAATGATAGAATAACATCTGACATATTACACAAGTTGATCATGATGTACGGTCTCAACTGGAATACAGAGGTTCTGCAAGACGTATTTGGTCTACGTATGGAACCCTAATTGAGTAAGTAAGCGTATGTAAGTCCCTGTGTTACTACTAACTTTTTAAAACGTACATAAAGTGTCTCCTTTACGAATCCAAGATGGATAAAG